TACCAGACGGCTCTCGATCTTCAGAACCTCACCGGCCTGCAGGGCCAGCTTCATCAACCCCTTGTAGCGTGGGCGGAACTGCGCGACATTCTTCTTCAGACGGCCATCCCAGACCTTCAGTATGTCAGCTTCACCCATGCTCTTGTTAAGCGACAGGCCAAGCTCTGCGGCGCTCAGGCACGCCTTCAGCAGCGATCCTCGGTCACAGTCCAGCAAGTCCATGTTGTCAGCGACAGCTGCCACCACAATGCCTTGGAACTTATCGACCGTCATGGCCTGCGGCAGAAGACTGCGGAGATGCCCTTCGCGCATCGCCAGCTCCTGCTTAAACCGATCCATCGGCTTCACGGGAACCATCTCATTACTTTGCATTTTGCAATTCCTCTTCTAAATCATCAATCATCAATTCAATGGCACGCTCAACAACGGCTCGAAGCGTAGGCTTTAGCGGGTGCTTGGCTGCGACATCGCGCAGCCTTGCCAGCAGATCCCTATCGACCCTCATCATAACAATATCTTTCATCAGGTAATCCTTACTGTAGTGTAGCCAGAACGCTTGCCTGTCAGGGTGCCAACCATGTCAGCGGTGATTTCCTTGCCGGGATTATCAGCAACCACACTGATAGACATCTTATGTTCGCCGCACTTAACCGAAGCCTTGTCCTGCGATGTATTCATAAGCTCCAGCTTCGCACGAGCCTTCATCAGAATCATTGCCTTGGCTTCATCGGCACGAGCTGCAGCATTCTTCTCGTCTTGCTTTGCGGTCTTGTAGTCCGTGAAGAGCAGCGCGTCTGCGTCATCGAGTACGACATCGCTCTTAGGCAACGTCCCCATCAGCTTCGTGATAGCGCCAACGTCTGTTGTGTAATCCGGCTCCGGCTCCGTGCCATCAGCAATCGACTGCCAGAACAGCGTGATCTGGTTCTTGATAGCATCAATGATGTTGTCATTGCGCGGAACCTTCATGCGGCGCGGCTCGTCATCGATCAGTGCAACCAACCATGCGTGGTCGGCAGTTGTGCAGGCCAGCTGGTGCTGCACCTGAAGCAGATAGTTCTCAGGCGCTTCATCGATCTCTTCACCATTGTAGTGCCAGCCATAGCCACGCGCAGACCATTTGATCTCCACAGGTGCGCCGCCTGCCGTGATGTAATCGAACGATGCACCCATGCCGGGGCAGTCATCGACCGTATAGTAGTCACTGACCTTCCCAAGATCCATTGACCAACGATGCGACGCCCAGTTTGCAATGCCGCTCTCAAGGAATGTGCCAGCTTGCACAGCCTTATTGCCAGAGATGTCCTCCGGCGGCAGCTTGCCAGCCTTCTCCATCCACAGCTGCCAGCGGCTCGAATAGGGCGACAGCCCGAACAACGCAGCAACATCGCTCCCACCAATGTGCTGGGAACGTAACTCGTGCCAGTGCTTCTGGTCACGTACTTGTATGATAGCCATTTATTTTCTCCGGTTTATGGCCGTATCTAGTCGGCCTACATGTGGCATACACTTGTCTACGGAGTTATGTCAAGCGCCTTGTAAACATCTTCAACAGATCGCGCCAACACGTATATCCCGCCGCGCTTTTCCCACGCACTCTGCCATGCTGCCTGCGCAAGCCGCTGCTTTCCCTTCTCAGTCTTGACCTCGATAGCAAACGCTCGGCCCGGCGACATAACCCCAAGCAGGTCGGGTGTCCCCTCAGGTGCAGACTGGATGACACGGGCTCCACCATCGAGCGGTCGGAACTTGCCCACGTTGATGCGGAACATCATGATGTCCTGCCTCTGGCCCAGAGCGAGACGGATGTCCTGCTGGATTGCAGCCTCAGATCTCACTGCAGGGTTTCCTGTTTCTCATCGCCATCCAGCTGCTCCATCGCAGCCTCAGTGGCGGCCATCATGGCAGCAAAGCACCGATGGATGTCGATCTCTTCGATCTTCCGGTCTTCATGCCACTGATCGATCACATGCAGCATCTCAAATGTCAGCGCATGGATCAGGGACAGTGGCACTACTACCGAATGGAATCCTGTGTCTTCCCCATCGTCATCTTCCATATCGCTGCCCTTTCTTCTGCCGTCAGGCCGTTGGTTGTTTGAGCATCGCGCATACCGACCTTCTTGGCAAGTCGCGACGCCTCTTGCCCGCAGATAACATTGAATGCCCACTGCGTCGGGTTATTGTAGCCGCGTTTCCGGGCGACACTGGTGAGAACTCGATGCCTCTTCTGCATCAATCCCTCTTGTGTGCTGATGTCTGGATCATCGTCCCGGCTGGTCATCACCAGATCGCCATCAACATGCTTCACTTTTCTAGCCGCGACAGGATAAACGTGGCCGCACATAGGGCATGTAGGCGTCGGCTTGTGAACAGCGAAGCAGGCTGTGCATGTCCGAACAGACACGACCTTCTCCGCATTCTTGCCGCGTCCCGTTACAAAGCCATCGGCAAGGCTCCATTCTCTCTCATCGTCAATGAATCCATGACGGGCGGTGTTGCCTGCGTGATCAAGAATAATCGTGCGCTCCTTGTCAGGGTGCGGTCTGATCGCTCGACCGCATTGCTGTAGGAACAGACTTAGGGATTTCGTTGGGCGCAGCAGGATTGCGACCTCAACGGACGGAAGATCGAAGCCCTCGCTCACTAGATCACAGCTGGTCAGGATCTGAACGCGGCCATCCTCGAAGGCTTTCAGTATACCATCCCGCTCAGTGTCGTCCATACCACCATCGATGTGGCTGGCTGCATAGCCAGCGTTGCGGAAGTCCTCTGCCACATCCTTGGCGTGCTTGATGCTGACGCAGAACGCGATTGCCTTCTTGCCCGGCGCGTATTTACCATAGTGCTTGACCGCGCTGCCGGTGATAATCGGCTTGTCCATCGCGTCTTCGAGCTGCTTGGAAACGAAGTCCCCCATGCGCGTGCCGACAGAGCCCAGATCAGGCGTGCTCGGCGCATATACAATGGCGGGGGACAGGAATCCCTGCGCGGTCAGCTCAGCGACTGTAGGCCCCATCACCATGTCATCGAACATCTGGCCCATACCTTTGCCGTCAAGGCGCTCAGGCGTAGCCGTAACGCCCAGCACGCGGGCAGTCGGGAAGCCAGCAACAGCCTTGCCCCAGCTGCTGTCAGGGGTGAAGTGATGCGCCTCGTCGCCAATGATAAGGTCGAACGGCTTCATCATCTTCATGCGCCGCACCAGCGTGAACACGGATGCCACTACCACATTGGCAATGGGAATGCCCGGCGTCCCGCCAGACAGGACGGCATGAGATACACCCACCTTCCTCAGTGCGCTGCTGATTTGCTTGAGCAGCTCACGCCTGTGCGCCACGATCAGGATGCGCTTGTTGTTGCGCGCCATGCCTGCCGCAATGTAGCTGAAGATCACCGTCTTGCCCGATCCAGTAGGGGAAACGAGCAGGGTCTTCTTGTGCCCAGCGCGAAAGCTGTCACGCACAGCCTGAACGGCTGATTCTTGGTAGTCTCTAAGCTGAACCATGTGTTTCCTTATGTGGCAGACTATCTTCGCCCCGGCCTGCCAGCAGGGTTCCAAAGTGCCTTAACGACACGACCGAAGCTGATCTTCTTCCAGCAGGTGATGCAGGTTGAGACGCTTGGCCTCGCGCTCAAGGCTTTGGACTTTGCGTCGCGCAAGCTCCAGCTGCGTAGGCAATATCCTGATCCGGTATTTCATGTATCTCAATTCATCGTCGGTCAAAATCGAATCTCCCCTTCAGCCCAGTCGTAAATGTCCCAGCCGAAATTGGCGAACAGGAATTGGCGCAGGGTCATTTGCTTTGTTCCGCACGTTCAGGCAGCGTAAAATACACATCGTTCAGGTCCACCCTTTCCCCGTTGCGGGTAACCGTCATGCTATCCTCTATGAGGGTTTGAATAATAAGGCGCTCTAACTCAAAGCGTAATCTGCGCTCTTTATCGACCGCCTTCTGCATGTTGATTTCATAGATTTCTGCGTCAGTCATTGCCCCTTCTCCCGTATCTCAAAGCCAAGGGCGTCCAGTGCGGCGCGAACATCGCCAGCCCAATGTTGCGCGGCGGGTTTATGAACGCCTAAGCTTTTCGCCACCTCCACCAGCGGGTCAGGCTTGGGCTTGGGGATGATGAATTGGTCGAACTCCTCCCAAGACTGGTGATTGGGGTTCATCCAAAACTCCAACTTATCGCTAACCTTTTGCTTATAGGCTTCGTGCTGTTCGATGGCGCGGCATAGTGCTTTAGCAGTCGCTCCATAATGCACTTGAACCCACGAGAGCGGAATATTGTTAGTTTTAGCCCGTTCCTCATTTATCAGCGCCAAGGCTTTTGCTTCAATGCTATCGTCCGATGGCTGACCACCGGAGCGGCTACCGTCGGTGTGGATTTTCCCATACTCGCTCATGTGTCCTGCTCCCTTACTCTGCACGCCATACTTGCGTGGATATCTTGATGTCGGTCGGCCAGCCACTGTCTTCGGTGAAGCTGCGCTCCTCGAACAGAACCATGTTCGTCGGCCTGATCAGAAGCCGGTCGCCTTTCGTCCGCATAAACATGAACTCCTTGCTCTGGTCAGGGGATGCACTGAACCCATCACTGTGTGGGCAGGCGGTGAACAGGCACGTCGCCCGGTTATCCTTGCCATCGTAACGCGCATCGAGGTTTGCCAGATATTCATAGCGGATCACGTCAAACTCCGTGCCGTAGCAGTCCCAGACCTGCGCCTGAGGCAGCGTCCACGAAGGCTCAGGCGTTGCGCTGAACGCCAGTGCGTGCGGCGGGACGTTGCGATAGACCGCGCCACATTCCAGCATCACATGACAACCCCAAGCTCGGTCAGGCTCGGATCTCAGGGCGAACCATACCGCAGGCTCGAATCCATTGCCTTCCTTGCGGATGAACGATCTGTCCACATAGACATACAGATGGTGCGGTAGGTTTCTACTGCTCATCCCCACCATTCCTCTTCCATGCTCTTACGCTGCTCTTCTGTGATGACTGGGCGCGTGGCAATCAGGTAGGCGGTGAGCGCAGCCAGCCCGATGATTATGGCGAATAAAGGTGTATCGTTGCTCATCTTCCGTTCCTTAGCGGCGGCTGCGCTTGATAAAGCGTCCCGTCTTTGGGTCGCGTGGGTCTACAGCCTTGGCGAGCTTCTCGTTGAGCTCGGTGATGGTGCGACGCAGATTCTCGTTCTCTCGGCCTAGCGCTTTCAGCAGGATGTCCTTCTTGGCCCACTCTGCCTGCTGCTGTGTCTCCTCGACGCGATACGTTTCATAACCTTCTTCAAGCTGGGCCTTAAGTTTTCGAACCTCAGCCCACGGATTAAAAATACTCATGTCAGTATCCTCTTCTTCAGTTTTCTATAGCGCCCCTCTACGGAAGCAATCGTCAGTCCCATCTGCTCAGCTATGTAGGCTGGCCTCAGGCCATGCTCATAATATGTCAGCAGCTGCGCGTCCTTCTCAGGCGTCCAGACACTTCGAGAACGCTTTACTATTGGCATTCTATTTTCCTCAGCAGCGCACGCAATTCAACTATGGCGCTAAATATACTGGGCGTTACCTGCACATCGTTATCCATGCAGAAGTTAATAAAGCTGCGATGGATGTCGATGCGACCCTGAATGATACCTACAATACGGGAACGCTCTTCTTCTGCTTCAGTCACACTCAATCTCACGGGTCGCAGTCCAGACGAACGGCATATAGCAAATGTCTTCGCCATCCTTGGTCACGCTCCAGCCAAACAAATAACCAGTGTTGCCGACAAGGGTGGCCGCTGCTGCTGGAACTGCAGTGCCGGCAATCAACCCAATGATGAATCCAATCGATAACTTTTTCATTTCCCATGCTCCTTCAAGTGTTCGCCTTCTGCGATCCGCATAGCTATCCAGTTTGCTATTACTGTCCCGACGCCATCATTCAGCCACGCCACAATGCGGGCGCGCTCGATCTCTGCGCCGCGCTCCATTGCGCGCTCAAGAAACTGCGGTAGATTGTGGCCGGACACATACAGCTGCCCGTCAATGTCCATTGCCTCGACAATATCACTCATAGCGCCATACCCGAACGCCGCCTTCAGCATCACGAGCAATGAACTTCTTGCCGTTGCGACGGCCAGCATGGGACGCAGTGCTGCTCATCGAGCGCAGCGCAACGCCTTCAACAAAGAAGCTCTGGCCCACATCCAACTGCGACCAAGGGTATTTCTCACGGCGACCATTGTGCTGCCGCGCAGCAGGGATCGCATGTTCATCTTCAATCTTAAAGCTCATATTGTTCTCCGTTCATCTTATATATATGATACATTCATCAACACAATTCAACTTAGAAATTACGGCGACGCCGCTCTTCCTTCAGCAGCCTTTCAGCAGTCTCCAAGCTAATGCCAAATGCAGCAGAAACTTGGTGCGGACGCTTACCCAGAAGCGTGGTGTCCGGCCAATCGCGGATGATTTTGAAAGCCAACTCAGAGCCCTCGTGCTTATTCTTTATTCCCATAGTCCTACTGGCCATTCCTGTTTCGGTAGATAGATTGCCCGTGACGTTGCGCCACCGAAGCGAACACTATCATTGCTTCTCTTTGCATATGGGTGACGCATCAAAACGCCAGCCCAACCCTCAAAATAGACAGACGTTTGCATGATCCGGTTCATCGACTGGATGCTCTGGCCTATCCATACGCCCGTGACACTTCCGTATTCACGTTCGATCTTCATCCCATAGCGGGCAAGCGTGGCTTCCGCCACCT